TTATTTACACGTTGGCGGCGCGCGCACCGCACTTTATTCCTGGTTATACGCCAAACACAATCACGGTGAATTTGTATTACGTATTGAAGATACCGATTTGGAGCGTTCTACACCAGAAGCTACACAGGCGATTTTAGAAGCCATGGAATGGTTAGATTTGGCTTGGGAGCATGGCCCTTATTATCAAACTAAGCGTTTTGACCGTTATAACCAAGTTATCGATCAAATGATTGAGCAAGGTTTGGCATACCGTTGTTACTGTACCAAAGAACGTTTGGAAACATTACGTCATACACAAGAACAAAATAAAGAAAAACCACGTTATGACCGCCATTGCTTACACGATCACGCTGAACATTCTGCCGATGAACCGCACGTGGTGCGTTTTAAGAACCCAACAGAGGGGTCTGTGGTATTTGATGACGCGGTGCGTGGACGCATTGAAATCAGTAATAGCGAATTGGATGACTTGATTATCCGCCGTACCGACGGCTCACCGACCTATAACTTCTGCGTGGTGGTGGACGACTGGGATATGGGCATTACCCATGTCGTGCGTGGTGAAGACCATATTAATAACACCCCGCGTCAAATTAACATTTTAAAAGCCCTTGGTGCGCCGATTCCGGTATATGCACACGTTTCCATGATTAACGGGGACGATGGTCAAAAACTTTCCAAACGTCACGGCGCCGTGAGCGTGATGCAATATCGTGACGAAGGTTATTTGCCGGAAGCGCTGATCAACTATTTGGTGCGTTTGGGCTGGGGACACGGCGATCAGGAAATTTTCACCCGCCAAGAAATGATTGATTTATTTGATTTACACTCTGTGAGTAAATCTGCCAGTGCCTTTAACACCGAAAAATTATTGTGGTTGAATCATCACTATATTCGCGAATTGCCAGCGGACTACGTCGCGAAACATTTAGCCTGGCAATATCAGGATTTAGGCATTGACACGTCCAACGGGCCGGCATTAACGGAAATCATCGCTATGCTGGCGGATCGTTGTAAAACCTTACGTGAAATGGCACTTGCCAGCCGTTATTTCTTTGAAGAGTTTGACGCTTTCGATGAAGCCGCGGTGAAAAAACACTTCAAAGCAGGCGCGGTAGAAGCACTTGAAAAAGTAAAAGAAAAACTGACCGCACTTTCCACTTGGGATTTGCATTCTACTCACGAAGCTATTGAACAAACCGCTGCCGAATTAGAGGTTGGCATGGGTAAAGTGGGAATGCCTCTGCGCGTCGCTGTGACCGGTGCAGGACAATCGCCGTCTATGGATGTGACCTTAGTAGGAATCGGACGTGAGCGCGTATTAAGCCGAATTCAACGTGCTATTGATTTTATTCACGGACAAAATGCTTAAGATTTAATCTGATAGCGATGAATTAAAAATTTAATATTGACAGACTAAGTGGCGGAATTTATCATAGCCGCCACTTATGGGGATATAGCTCAGTTGGGAGAGCGCTTGAATGGCATTCAAGAGGTCGTCGGTTCGATCCCGATTATCTCCACCAAATTTTATAACCTTATCAATTAGTTATTAGTTGGTAAGGTTTTTTGCTTTTTGGTGCTGTGCCAATTTTGTGTCAAAAAGCTGGACATTGTCCGCATGGCTTTTTAAATGCTCAATAGACAAGTGAGCATATTTCCGCACTGTATCTGTTTTTGTCCACCCTCCAAGCTCCTGCAATACGTATAACGGCGTTCCGGACATAATGTGCCGCGTTGCCCACGTATGACGCAGATCGTGGAATCGGAAGTCTTTTATTCCGGCTCGCTTAAGAGCTTCTCTAAACGCCCTTGTGTTGGCAATTTTTACCGAACTTCCTTTGTATGTGAACACGTTCTCTTTGTGCTTGCCGAATTGTGATATAATGACTTCGATGGCTTTGTCGTTTAACGGGATACCTATGCCGTTACCTGTTTTCGACTGCTCGGAGTTTATCCACGCCATCTTTTTTGGTAAGTCGATTTGCGACCATTTTAACTGAGTGATATTTGACATTCTCAGCCCGGTTAAAATAGCAAATTGTACGATTGGTTTTAAGTGCTCCGGCAATTCCTGCATGAGCCGAATTTCTTCGTATTCACTTAACCATCGGATACGTCTTTTCGGCTCTGGCAAAAATTTTATTGCCGGGCATTTATCAATCCATTCCCATTCGACTGCCGCTCTTAATACAACTCTTATTTGCTGCAAGACGGCATTAATTGTTCTTGCTTTAACGCCCTCTCTCGCTTTTTCGGACTGGATAAACTTAATCAAGTTGCGATCGATTTCTGACAGTTTTTTGTCGCCAAGATATTTATCAAGCCACACTAAACCGTAAATCATATTCCGATCTTGCTTGCGCTTTGGTTTTTCCTCAAGCCATTGCACAACTGCCTCTTGCCAAGAATATTCCGGACGTTCGCCAAGTTTAAAAACTCGCCAGCACTCGTTGTATTCTTTTGAGGCTAGTTGCAACGCTTGATTTTTGTCTAAAGTCCTAGCGCTTCGGCGTATCCGCTCACCATTCGGCGATGTGAACGAGTAGTGCCAGATTTCCCCTCTTTTCTTGAGGGAGATGATTTGACGTGACATATATTCTCCTCATGCCCCGCCACTTGTCCGGAGCGATCTTTATCCTTTTTCACAAACTTTTCAAGTTCGACTGCATCAAATTTCCATCTCCCGCCGATTTTATATGCCGGAATTTCATCTTTTGCCGCTTTTTCGCGTAAAGTAACCTTGTGCATATCAATGATTTTTGAGGCTTTAGCAATTCCTATCAGTTCCATATTCTCTCCAATAAAAACCTCTTGCATTTTTGGCAAGAGGTTTTATGTTTAGCTTTTAGACATACGCTAGACGTTGATTTAAAATATCGAGGTAATCATCCATAGCACCCACTTGTTTATTCAATAACTTCCATTGGTCGACATCACATACCTTCATTCCGCCAAGATAGGCTTTTAACTTATCAAGTCGTTCAGCCAATTCGTTACGTTCACGTTGCAACCGATAAATCCAATCGCCGCCGATTTTTTGCTTAAGCTCAAAACCAAAGAGTTGCCATAACTTGTCAAAAGCGTTTTCATAAGCAGTCTTTTTGCCAATTTCCACGTCGAAGTTATTTGGATCTACACAAGCACTTTCACCGGTAACTGTAAATCCGGAATGCAACTTGATAACAGCAATAGTGATTGTTGTCCCATCCAGTTGATGATATGCCGTATCTGCAATCTGCTGTTTCAAGAATTCAGTATTAATACTGTTCATTGTTTTCTCCTATATTGAGTTAATAAAAAAACCGCCCTTTCGGACGGTCATATCATTTTGCGTTATTACGCATACCATTTTTCTAATTTTTCAAATTCTTCGACCAATTTACTTTGTCCAAGAGTTTTCAGTACTTCACACAAGATTTTATCAGCTTCAATATGTGTTCCCTCAACATCTCGATTGTTTGCAAGATAACGAATACGATTGATATAGTCTTCAATATTTGGATCTGGCATATAAGTTTTTTCGAAAATGTCTGGCTTACACGGATAAAATTCGCCATTTACCCCACAGATAACCCAATCATTTTCGGAAATTTCCATTACACCCTCTAATGTTTTAATCTCCCCTCCGATAACCTCTCCGCCATATTGCGACCAATACGAAACATTTTTACTTCTAAAAATGTGCGGAACCCCTTTAGTGAAATTCTCTTTTGTGAATTGCCACGCTTGGATTGTGACTGGTCTTTTTGTGTAGTTCATAATTTATCTCCAAAAAATAACCGCACCTGTTAAAGTGCGGTCTAAATTAATCGTCTAAAGCGCTTTTCATGGCATCTAGCCATGCTTGGGCGTCAGATTTGGCGCGGAAACAGTTGCCGTTTAAAATGCTACCATGATCAAGTCGGTTTGCATGCATTGTGTCTACTCCTTCACTATACTGAGTAATACTGTAGTAGGTCTCTCCTTGTTTTGGCTTAAACGGCTTAGGCAGCGTAACGGTGATTGTGTCGGATTTTGGCTCGGGGTCTTTTACAAAAAACCATTCCATGGTCAGATTAGCGAGACATGGTTGGATAGTATCATCTTCCGGCTGCATCACAAACTCACCATTTTTAGCTTTAGCGATAACTTTTAGCGGTAAATCAGGATTACCGTCGCACAATACTAGCAAATCATCCTCGTAAGCCTTTTCCAACACTTGTTCGGATGTTAGTTTAGGTTCTTCCCACATTCCAATGATGTCATATTCAATGGTTCTCCAATGTACTGATTTACCTGTTAAGCTCCATGATGTCGTGTTGATGTAAGTACCATCAAATCTATACCCAATTAACGGATATGCGGCATCTCTTACCTCTAGTTTTTCAACCTCGTTAAGCAAATTGTATTTAACAAAGGCTTTTTCTCCATTTCTCAACATTACAGGCTCGCCATTCAGGGCCTCTTGTAAATCAAACGGTTTCATAAATTCTCCTTAAAAAAAAGACCGCACTTTTGCGGTCGTTGGTTATTCGGTTGGCGGCGGAAGTGGTTTCCAGTGAGAGACGTAATAGCATTGATGTGGACTATGTCCGTCATCGCAATAAAACTTACCCTCCATCAAGTACCCGATAAACTGATGAGGGTCACAACTATCGGGCGTCTCCATACCATAAAGCAAAACTGAACAGCTCTCGCCGTCCTCGTTGACCGGAGGTAATCTGTCACTACACTTAATCCAGTCGTTGTTGTTTTTTAAAAGCTCATCAAGGTAGTTTTTCTCTACGAGAGCGTATTCCTTACTTACATGTAAATATGTTATTTTCGGATTTTTAATTGCGTTAATAATACGATTTGCATCAATGTAATATTCTTCTTTTTTCATTTTTTGCCATCTCCAATATAGTTAGCGCCTTTAACAAACAACATCCAATGTGTATTATTCAGGCGCCCAGATTTATGGCAAATTATTGGATTTACGCCGATAATTTTTAAAATCTCATTGACCGTTATTTGCGTTTCATTCCACTTGAAAATAAGGGTGCCGAAATCATCAAGCACCCTCATACACTCATCAAAACCTTTTTTAAGCTGCGTTCGCCAATCCTCGTCAAGTCGCCCGTATTTTTTGACCAACCAAGATTTGTCACCACCTTTTATTAAGTGAGGTGGATCAAAAATCACGCACTTAAATGATTTGTCCGGGTACGGCATATCTGTAAAATCATGGATTACATCAGGCGATACTTCTAAATGTCTAATTTTGTCATGATCCTTAAAACTTAGTTTTTGTTTTCTTATATCTGCAAAAAGCACATTCGGATTGTTTTTATCAAAGTAAAACATTCTTCCGCCGCAGCAAGCATCCAGAATTGGTTTCATTTTATCTCCTTTAAAACAAAAGGCGCTCACTTGGAACGCCTATTGGATTTGTTAAATTAGTCTAATATTTTCATATTCGCTATTAATTTCATATAGAACATTGATTCTATTCTTAGCGATATAATTCCCGTTTTTATGCTTACCAACAACCTCATAACCATCTTTAAATAAAGCACTATCCCAGATGACCTTTAAATTTTCTTGGTAAGCCTTTTCTAAAATTTCTTCTCTTGATAGATTCTCGGAATTCATACTATCCATCACCATTTCCATATCAATCACCATTTCCATATCAATCACCCGCTTCACTGTTTACCTTTGCCATATTAACAACCGGCAACATATCAACCAGTGGTCTGGCTGTGTTGTAATCTTGCGGTGCATTAAATTGGCTTTTGGCCCACTCAATAAAATTATTTACGTAGTTGTTAACTACCGCAGGATAGTTTGCTGATTCCGCCGTCCGGATAATGTCATTTCGCAACTCAGAGCCAAACATAAGCCAACTGTATTTAGCGTCATCTAACGCACGTGTAACAGCCGATGGGTCACCGCTATTCATTCGCACATAAAAATAGCACCCGAAAATATCGGAAAATCTTGAATAGGGAATGTTTATATTGATTTCATTCATCTTTAACACCTAAGATTCGACTTTTTGCCACTTCGATTAGCAATTTGTATTCATTTTTTGTTTTATCATCATGCACTTCGGCGGATTTTGCTAAAAACTCATCAACAGCACCAGTAAAACAACCACGCGTTACAATTAACCCATCTTTACCGTTAAACACGGTTAGTGTGCCGTTTTCCGAACCGACATTTGATGCCCAAAAAATCATTTTACGCTCGTAAATCACCGCATAAGATCTAACCCGAGCGTCACCGTACACCCAAGCGTCACCGGACACCCGAGCGTCACCGTACACCTCAGCGTTACCGTACACCCGAGCGTCACCGTACACCTCAGCGTTACCGTACACCCGAGCGTCACCGTACACCTCAGCGTCACCGGACACCCGAGCGTTACCGTACACCCGAGCGTCACCGTACACCCGAGCGTCACCGTACACCCCAGCGTCACCGGACACCCGAGCGTCACCGGACACCCGAGCGTCACCGTACACCTCAGCGTTACCGTACACCTCAGCGTT